AGTAACCCTCCAAATCTTCCGGAGTGGCTGCCTCCACCACTGGAAACACTGATTTCATCTTGTCTGCAAATATTTTGTAGTCTGCTGCCTTGCTGTCATCTTTGACACGATTTTGTATCATGGCACCCAAATCATCTGCATTGTTGACTCTGCCGTCATAACCTTTGGCCACAAATCCTGCTTTGTCTGTGAATACAAATTCGCCATTGGGGTTTCTTCCAAAGATCACTCCCACAGCGCCATCCCATTTGATGCTGACACTTTTTAAATTTTTATTGATGTTGCTGAGTGCTGTGACTGCTTCGCGAGCTCCTTGACTGCCATTCCACAGCACGAAGTCTTCCAAGTGATGTATTCTGGCGTCTTCCAGCAATATGTCGCAACGCCCTGTGATGGTTTTGAATTCCACTAGTTTCATCGGCTCACCACGTCCATCATGTTTCTAAACCACACATTGCTGCCTTCCACTGTGTGTTCTGGTAATCGCTTTCCCGATTTGGCAAATGATTCCACAGCATCTGCCACCAATTTTTCATAGTCAGATCTGCTCTTGATAATCTTGTGTATGCTCTCCACACTGGCCAAATCTTTGGCAGTATGATCCACACCCAACAACAGCTGAGCAATTCTCTCTGGATCTTTGCTCACTGGTTGATTGCTTTCACGATTCAGCAAACCATAGTTGTGACTCCAACGATATCCCAATGCTTTGGCAATACTGGCCAACAGTATGTGACGATCCATGCCTTTGTATTCGCTGCCGGTCAAGCCACCCTGTAGACTGAATTTTTGCCACTCAGGTTCACCAAACATAAAATCTGTCTGCACAAATCCTTTTGCAACATCTCCTGCAATAGGAGTTTTAAAATGCACTGAAATACCACTCTTGCGCACCCACTGTTTGGCGTCTTGCTGTTGTGATTGTGCCCACTGTGATAATTTTGACACCAATTCGTCTTTGCTGATTTGGTTCTCGTCCACACCCAGATCCAGATCACCACTGGTGGGAGCCTTGCCTGTGGTGCCCAACATATTGTCCTGCAGTTTTAATCCTGTGATGCCTTCCAACCATTTCACTGTGGGAGCAACGTCTGCTTGATTGATTCTGCCTGTGAGCAATTCTCCTTGAGCTCCTTTGAAGATATTGCCACCTTCTTTCAGCATCATTATTCACTCTCGCCTTCTTGAATTTTTTTCACTCCCATTTTGAATTTCTTGCTGTCACCATTTTTGATGGAGTTGATGAATCTGCGCTCCAACTCTTGAGCAGTTTCAGGATCGTACTTTTCATTGATCATTTGAAAAAAATTGATGGCACTCTCAATGATGTTGCTGCCTTTGGCCTCCACAATGTGATCCAGGTCCTTGGCCCTGTACAAGTGGTTCAATTCCTGCAGAATGGATCTGGTCTGTTTTTTCATATGATGCTTTCAAGGTATTTACCGTCAAAACCTATCAAAAACAGTGTATATTTAATTGTAACAGGCTGCAAGGGGTGTGTCAAGCGGTAATACACCGCGAATTATATGGTGTTTTAAGTCAGTCGAGCCAATATGCTCACACAGGCCACCAAGGCTGCTTTGACTTCCATCTCTGTGGCTTCTGCATCCAGTTGATCTGTGCGTATGAGATCCTGCATCAACTCCTGATACTCTGACTCGGTGATCTCTGATTTTTCACGAAACTCCACCAATTGTAAGGCAGTGCGAGCACGCTGTTCTGCCCAAGCGTGTCCACAACCAGTGAGTTCTTTCAATTTTTCAATGTGTTCCATGGTTTAAAATCTTGCCAACACTGCCTGAGCTGCCATGCGGCTCTGAGTGTCCAGCAGTTGTTTTTTGGTTTCACAGTAGGCCTTGCTGCCTTGTGTGCCACGGCTGCGAGTGACAAAGTCATCCACTGTGGCCTGCATGGGTTGAATCAACAGCAGCACATCTTTCTGCAGATAACCCTTGCTTTCACTGTACAATTGAAACCATTCCAGCTGATGCTGTATTTTTTGCACCTGCGGCAAGTGTGGTTCCGCACAGTTGATGTGGCGCACGGTTTGACGCACATCTATGATTGCTCGGCTTTGATTGTCATCCCAGAAGCTGGGCAACATGCCAGCACAAGCATTCAAACTGATCAGCAATAGCAACCCAATAATTCTATTCATTATGTGCTGTTATTTATAGATTATTGTCGTGTATTGTATCTTGAACAAAACTTGTACTCATTCCAACAATTTCTGCTATTTTTTTGAATGTTAATCCTTGTGCTCTAAGTTCTTTTACTTTAATTTTTTTTTCATAATTTCCATAACCTTTTAAAGTATTTTCTTTTATAGAAATCCATTCTAAATTATCAATATGATTATTGTTTCTATCATTGTCTATGTGGTTTATTACAAATTTAACATTAGGTTTGATAGGTCCAAAATGTTCAATTACCAGTTTATGTACAGTATGAGTTTTTTTACTTTTATTGCATATTAGATTGACATGATGATACCAATTGCCATTTATTGATGTTTTTAAAATTCTTTGATATCTTAAAGATTTAACTTGACCTGTGTCACTTACAGCGTAATCAGGATAACCGTTTATAATTTTCCAATTGATCATATATTTCTTTATTTTATGTTAGTCAGCAACATTATTTATCATTTTAATTAAGTTTTGGCAGAATTGATGTGCAATTGCAACAAAAAATTGCTGCATTGCAACGAAAAAGTGGTTGACTTTGATAAATAACACTGCTATATTACTGATATGCTTTATCAAGTGGATATGGCAATAGACACACAAACACACAAACAAAGGAGAACAAAATGTCTAACACAACAAGAAACGGCTACGAAATACGTGCCGACCTATTAGGACTTGCGAAACAAATCGCCGAGTTCAACTACACAATCAAACAGCAAGAGTATGAGTACAGCCTAAGAAAAGAAGGCGATCAAGTGGTGGCTGAGTTCAAAGCACCTACCATTGCCGCTGAAGACATCATTGCCACAGCTCAAAAATTCAATGAGTTCGTGACCAATGGTCAATCATATGCTGAAAACACTCAAGTGTTGATGGAAGGTATGAAAAAATTCAATGCCAAAGTGCAAGAATCTTTCAAACCTGAAGCCATCCTTAACAATGTGAAAGAATTTCAATCTAATGTAGAGAAATTCACCAAAGCATTTGTTAATGGTGTTGAGAAGAAGTAGTTTTTAATAAAACTAATCATAACGGTTGGGGCAGACATCAGCAGTGACTTTTGTCTGCCGTGACCCATACAAAAAGAAAAACATGTGGCCATACAACGAATATGAAAATGACCTGCTGAGCACACGTAATAAGCCCACACGCGAAGATAAAACACCTTTGTATGTGGCCATTGTCGGCATAGTGATCAGCTCCTTGTTGATTTTGGGTATATTGTTTTCAATTGAATCTTTTTTTTAACTATGATTGCTGATGGCACTATTGTGGTTATATTTTTAGCCATACTGTTTTTAGCATCCAACGTGAAAACACATGACTGAAGAAAATAAATCAAACACAGAATATCAACCAGTGCATACAAATAAGACTGGTGGCTCACCCTTCACGGGTGTGCTGGGTTGGATTGACAATAGATTGCCTGTGATCAGAATGTTCAAACACGAATACTTGGATTTTCAAGTGCCAAAAACACTGAGCTATTTTTGGAGTTTTGGTGGCATACTGATGCTGTGTCTCATACTGTTGATAGTGACAGGCATAGCACTTGGCATGCATTATAAACCAGATGCAAGGTATGCATTTGATTCTGTGGAAAAAATTATGCGTGACGTCAACTATGGTTGGCTGATTAGATACGCTCACATGAACCTCGCCAGTTTCTTCTTCATTGCAGTGTACCTGCACATCTTTAGAGGACTGTACTATGGATCATACAAAGAACCACGTCAATTGATGTGGATATTTGGCATCATAATATTCTTCATGATGATGGCCACTGCTTTCCTAGGCTACACACTGCCATGGGGGCAGATGAGCTATTGGGGAGCCACGGTGATCACTAATCTGTTCTCCGCCATACCCTTGGTGGGCGAACATATCGTGACCTGGCTGTGGGGTGACTATTCAGTGGGTGATGACACCTTGAATAGGTTTTATGTGCTACACTGGCTGATTGCTTTCGGCATAGTGGGTGTGGTGGTGTTTCACGTGATTGCCCTACACATTGTGGGGTCCAACAATCCATCCGGCATAGAACCTGTGGACACCAGAGACACAGTGAGCTTTTCACCTTTCACAACCAGTAAGGATTTAGTGGCAATACTGGTGTTCCTTTTGATTTTTGTGGTGGTGATGATGTATGCACCAAACTATTTGGGTCATCCTGACAACTATATTCCAGCAGATCCACTGGTTACTCCAGCACACATTGTGCCAGAGTGGTACTTCCTACCATTCTATGCCATACTGCGAGCGATTCCAGACAAACTATTAGGCGTGATAGCAATGGTCTCCAGCATAGGCATACTGGCCCTACTACCTTGGTTGGACATGAGCAAAGTAAGATCCTGTGTGTTTAGACCCATTTGGAAACAATTTGTGTTTTTATTTGTGCTGGATTTCTTTGTGCTGATGTATGTGGGTGCTATGCCAGCAGAAGGCATATATCTGTTGATCAGCAGAGTGGGCACAGCATACTGGTTTGCATTCTTTTTGATTATTGCTCCATTGGTGGCTTTGACAGAAAAACCATTGCCCATGCCTGGCAGCATTCACGAGTTTGAGCAGTGGAAAAAAGAAGGCAAGATTAAAAGCATCAACATATTTGGTTCTAAGTAATTTATAATCAGTGTAGTTTGTTATTTTTAGCTATCTTCTTGGTTACGGGATCTGCTTTGGGCATGTAGGCCAGTCTAGCTTCAAAATAGTCTTTCACAATTTCGTGTTTCAGTATGGTGGCTTGATTTTCTGGACTGGGAGGTAGTAGTTTTAGTGCAGTGATAGATTCCTCCAAAGCATCTATTTCTTCCTGAAATATCTGTTCAAGACTGACTGTCTCGTACATGATTGGATCTTCATCCATGCTTACAAACGTTCTCCGTTTACCAAATGCAACTGTGTGACTTGATCATATCCAAATTTTCCAAATGCAAATAGATTGAATGCCACAGCATATCGTTCCTGATCACTGCGACTGGGATATACTGAATGCTGCAGAGTGCTGGGAAACAGTATCAATAGATTGTCTCGGGGTCGCACTGCCCAACCTTCTGTGTTGAATGAATTGTTTTGACGGAAAGGTATGTCCACTGTGGGTGTGAATAGATTGTAATGTGCTTTGTCTTTGGCAAACACTATGTCACCACTGAGATCATCAGTCTGTATGTACAGCACTCCGCTCAGTATGGAATTAGCATGCCCATGAGCACCTGATTCGTCACCTTTGACATGTTTAACTGCCCAGCTATTGGTCATTTGAAAATCTGCTGTGGGTGCCACCTCCAACACTTCATATATGTAATGGTTGCAGGCAGTCATAATATTTTTTTTTAATTCACTCAATTGAGGCGTATCCAAAAGGAATTTGTTGGGAGTGCCAAAACCATTATCCACTGGAAATCTTGTGTATTCAGTTTTTTTTATGAATTCTTTGGCATCTGCAGGCACATCAATCATGGCCTCCAGCAATGGTGTGGCAAACAGTGGAGTGATACGGAATTGATTGGGATTCATTTTTTGTTGCGGATCTTTTTGAATTCAACTGCTTGATTGAATGATTGAAACCATGGCCATTCTATCAGTGTGATTTCAAAATATTTTAATAAACGTTTCATTTGAAATATTTAGTGAACCCTGTGGTGAGTCCTTTGACCAATTGAGTGATCATGTCAGCTGTGTGATTAGGAGTGGGTGCAATTCTCAATCTTTCGGTGCCTTCGGGCACAGTGGGATGATTGATGGGCTGTATGTAGGAATCATGCTCATACAGCAGATGATCACTGATGCTTTTGCAAATTTTTGGATCACGCACCATCACGGGCACAATGTGAGTGTGATTCTCCATGATTTCAATTTTGGCATCTCTCAGTGCCTGTTTGGTCTGAAACACCATGCGTTGATGATTTTCTCGCATGACCTGACCTGTTTCATCTCTTAAAAATTTAATACTGGCAGTGGCGCCTGCAACCACCACTGGTGGCAGTGAAGTGGTAAAAATAAATCCTGAACTCACAGATCTCACAGCATCAATCAATTCCGCAGCGGCAGCAATGTATCCACCATGACAACCAAAGGCTTTGCCCAAGGTGCCATTGATGATGTCCACTCTAGATTCCAATCCCCGTTGTTGCACCATGCCACCACCTTGCTCACCGTACAAACCCACGGCATGCACTTCGTCTATGTAAGTGATGGCGTGGTATTTGTCGGCGAGGTCGCAAATTTCAGAGATCAAACTTACGCTCCCATCCATGCTATACACGGACTCAAAAACAACACAGGGAGTGCCTTTGACAGCCATCAGTTTGCTCTCCAGATCCTTCATATCATTATGTCGGAACACATGCTTCACAGCACCACTGTGTCTAATACCTTGAATTAGACTGGCGTGATTTTTATCATCACTTACGTATTCAACATCCGGAATGATTTTTTTCAAAGCGATCAACGTCCATTCATTTGCGACATAGGCAGACGTGTACAGTAACGCAGCTGGTTTGCTGTGCAAAGCAGCCAACTCTTGCTCCAATGCTATATGATAGTGTGTGGTACCCGAAATGTTTCTGGTGCCACCCGATCCTGCGCCCACATGATCCAATGCCGTACGCATGGCATCCAACACCACTTTGTGTTGGCCCATACCAAGATAATCATTGGAACACCAATTGATAACTTTTTTTATGTTGTACTTGGAATGCCATATGGAATTGGGAAAACTGCCCCGTTCTCTCAGTATGTCATTGAACACACGATAATTGCCGGATTCTTTCAGTTGATCCGTAATACGTGTGAACTTGTCAATTGGCAGCATACAGGTATTTATGGTGAGGTTTAGTTGAAGAATCTATCTATGGTTTGCTGACTGACCTGATCCACAGCCTGCTGCCATTGGCGAGCCCACTTGGGTTCCAAAATAAGATCTTTGGAGGCATTGTCCAAAATCATCCAATACTTGCGTTTGATTTCCTGCTCCAGCTGATCCGGAGTCCACAAGGATATGCCACAGATCATTCTCCAATTTTTGGGTCTATCGCCCAGATAAAATTTGTCCATCATGATGTGATCTGAAGTGATGCTGAAACCATTGCCCAAACGCATGGTGTTGTTGCTTTTCCATTCTTCTGAATGCAACAGCATCACATGATCATGATTCACAGGTCCGCCCATGAACAGTTTGTCCTTGCGAAAATCTGTGGTCTTAAATCCTTTGATGCGAAACACTTCATGCACAGTGGTAATATTGGGTTTGTTCAGTATTACACCAGCCACGTGCTGTAGACTTTCTTCATAGATCAGTATCACAGATTTGTCAAAAGTGGCATCTGTGCCCATCACAGGTGTGCTGACCAATATTTTATTGAGAAATCTTATCATTTGTTTCCATATGCAGGCAGTGGGCCTCCATATTTTTTTCCACGGATTATTTTGTTTTTGACCTTGACTCGCTTGCGTCCTATTTTGAAACTCTTCTCACCCTCTCTAGATCTCAATCCTTGACTCTTGCAGGA